TGCCAACGCGATGGGATTGTCCCTTGAGGAAGTTGCTGCGTCCATCGGTTTCCTGTCCGATGCGGGCATCAAAGGGTCTCAGGCTGGTACGACCCTGCGCAGCGCGTTCACCCGACTTGCGAAGCCGACCGAAGATATGCTTGAGGTCATGGATTCTCTCAACCTGTCCTTCTACGATACGGACGGTAAGATGAAGTCCATCTCCAACATCGTAGGTATGCTCAATACCGAAATGGCTGGCCTGACGGATGCCGAGAAGCAGAACGCTCTCGTTACCCTGTTTGGTCAGGAAGCCCTGTCTGGCATGATGGTCCTTATGGAAGCTGGCCCCGAAAAGATCGCAGAACTCACCAAGTCCCTTGAGGAGTGCGACGGCGCAGCGAGCAAGATGTCTCAGACCCGACTGGATAACCTCGCTGGCGACATCGAGGAGCTTGGCGGCGCAATGGAAACCCTTCAGCTCGATGTAATGGAAAAGCTGAACCCCTACCTTCGTGGTGCTGTGCAATGGCTGACCGGCAAAATTCCCGGTGTGCAGACCATGCTTGAAAACGCCATTGATTCCGGCGTTGTGAAAGCCAAGGAACTGTACGAGAACGTCACGGCGGTCTTTGACAGCGCGAAGTTCCAGAATGCAGATGGTTTTGCTGAGAAGTTCTTCATCGCATGGGACGAGCTGGTCGCTGACCCCTTTGAGAAGTGGTGGTCTGGCGGCGGCAAGGAGCAGATCCTTGGCAAGCTCGCAGATCTCGGAGAAGGCGCTGGCGAAATGCTCAATGGCATTGTGACGGGCATCTTTGCAGCGTTCACAGGCAAAGACATTGACTTTGAAGGTCTGAATATCTCCGGGCTGGCGAAGGCTGGCGCTGAAGGTGCAAAGACCTTTATTTCTTCCTTCGTCGGCGGTTTGAACGTCGGCGATTTGTTCGGCAAAGCCCCCGGCATCATGCAGGCTGGCTTGCTGGGCTTTGGTGCTGTCAAGATCGGCAGCACCATCGGTGGTGCAGTAAAGACATTGGGTGCGCTCAAAGCGGCGTTCCTTGGAACCAGCGCGGCAGCTACAACAGGTGCAAGTGCTATGGCATCCGTTGGTACTGTTCTGTCTGCTATCCCGGTTTGGGGCTGGGTTGCTGCTGCTGCGATCACGGCAGCGGTGATTGGCATCAAAGCGTACACGGATGCTCAGAAGGACCAAGAACGTGCCTTTGTAGAAACAAGCGAAGCTGCCGCAGAAGCCGTCGAGAGTTATAAAGAGAGCGCCAGAAACTACGTTGAGTTCACAAATGCGATGGATAGAGCTGTGGAAATTCAGCTTATCCTCGAAAGCAGCAATACCAATCCTCAAACCGCCGAGTATGTACAGGGTCTTATGGACGACATCAAGGACAAGACTGCTCAGATCGAAGTCATCATGTCGGACAGCAGCCTTACATCGGAACAGATCAGCACTTACACGGACGAGTTGGTTGGAATCTACACCCGCAGAGCTGAGATCGACATCATCCTCAGTGGTGCATCCATGTCGGTAGAAGAGGTTGCTGCGTATAAGTCCGAGCTGTCGGGTATCGAGAGCAGAAAGGCCGAGATCGAAGCGGTCCTCTCTGGCACTTCGATGACCCCGGAAGAGATTACTGGAATCAAGAACGATATTGCTGGCATCCAGAGCCGAAAAGCTGAAATTGAGGCGACTATCGCAGAGGGTGGTTTGAGCGCAAGCGAGATTTCCACCTTGCAGGCTGAGTACAACAGCCTCAGCGACAGAGAAGCGCAGCTCACCCTTACCATGAGTGGACAGGGACTGAGCGCGTCTGAGGTTGCTACGCTCCAAAGCGAGTACAACCAGATTTCCAGTCGTGAGGCTGAAATCAAGCTCGCTCTGAGTGGACAGAGCATGTCGCAGGAAGAGCTTGGCGCTATGGTAAGCGAATTGGAAAAGATCAACGCCCGTGAGGCTGAAATCACCGCAGAGATGTCTGAGGCTGGCATGTCTGAGGAGGATATTTCCGAGGTGGTCGGCCTGCTCAACCAAATCGGCGACAAAAACGCTTTGTTGAACATCAGCCTTGGCGAAGGTGCCTTGGGAACAGAAGATCTTCAGAAGTATAATCAAGAACTTCAGCAGCTCTATGGACAGATGATCGAACTGAGCGGCGGCACATTCACTCAGGCGGATGTTGACGCTGGGCGCATTACCCCAGAGCGTTTTGCTGCGTTTCAGGAACAAATGCGGCTTCAGAACGAAACGAAGCTGTATGAATTACAAGCTGCCGCCAATGCGGAGATGGATTTGTTACCTGACCGTGTAGCTGCAAGAGATGAAGCCAAGGCAACCTACGACGCATATGTTGCTTCTGGCGATGCTCAGTATTCCGAGAAAGAGTTTCTTCAAGGCCTCGAAAACCAACGAGCAAGCCTTCTTGCTCAGTATCGTGCCGGTGCGATCGACCAAGAAACCTTGTTTGAAGGCGGTATGCAACTTCGCGAGGCTTGGGGCAACTACTACGGCGACTACCTTAGTCCGCGCGGCAACATGACTGGCCTCATGCCTGATACGCTCTTCGGTTCCTATGAAGGACCGCTTTGGAACAGGCAATGGGTGCCGGGAGACAACGATTTCTTCCTTGGCGCAATAGGAGAAGTGAATAGGACACAAACCTACTCGGATAAGCAAGCTGCCGAGTATCTTGGCGACTACAACACTCGCAACGCCGAGCTTGTAGGGACTTACCAGAATCAGAAGAGTTTGATTGAAGGTTGGACCTTCCAAGGCTCCGAGCTGGCTGGTATGTCTCTTGAACAAGTGGCGCAGAGCTACCACACTCTCGATGAAGCCGGACGGCAGATGTTTGATGATGCCGTAAAAGCTCTCGATGCCCTGAACCAGCAGACAGATTACCTCACCGAAGGCGAGAAAACGCAGGCGATTGATGTGGTTGATCTGGCGGCGAAGGCCGAGGTCATGCAGACTGTCCAGACGCAGGTACAGACCATCGCAACAAACTACCAAGCCATGAGCCAAGAACAGCAGGCGACGTTCGCAGCGTCTGAGGAAGGCGCGGCACAGCTCGCCGCTGTCAACGAGGCTTTGTCCAGTCTTGGCCTTGAGCAGATCGAAAGCCTCGATCAGCTCAATGGTGCGCTGGAAACCCTGTCCTCGGTAGATCTGTCGTCCTTCTCCCTTGCGGAAGCTCAGGCGGCGTTTGCCGCTCTTGGCGGCGACGCGGACGGATGCAAGACAAAGGTTGATAACCTCCGAAGCGCCCTCGATCAGCTCGACGGCAAGAGTACGTCGTCCACGCATACGCACACCAATCTCACCATCAACAGGACGATCAGCATTGCAGGCGGCAGGGTAGCCCTGAACGCCGAAGGCGGCATCTACGATGGCGCTATGCTGTCTTGGGTTGCTGAGGATGGCCCGGAAGCCATCATCCCGCTTGGCTCCAAGCGCAGAGATCGCGGCATCGAGCTGTGGCTCGCAGCTGGCGAAATGCTTGGCGTTACCGAGTTTGCGGATGGCGGTATCGTCGCTCCATATGCCGGTGTCCTTGAGAAACTCCCCGAAGATTCGTGGGATGACGAAGGCGGTGGAGATGAACCGAAGCCCGTACACGTTGGTGGCGGCGGTGGCAGCACAGGCCCGATTTCCGTCAGCGTGGCGGCAAACCCTGTGTTCCACATCGAAGGTGGCAACAGCAGCGAGGACATCCTCTCGAAGATCAAAGCACATCAGGCTGAGATCGCAGAAATCCTTGGCGGCGCGTTTGCTGACCAGCTTGAGGACATCCTCACCAACATGGCATGAGGAAAGGAGCTTGAATCATGGACTTTTATTTGACCAATCGTGCGTCCGGCGTTCGGCTCCGCTTTCCTCTGCTGCCTGATCGCCTGAACGTAAAGACCGGCGCATTGTCGGTTGCGTTTACCATCATCAAAACTGGCGAGATCAAGATACCCCGTGGCACTTCGCTCACGGGGTATTCTTGGAACTCCACCCTTCCGGGCGAGAGTATGCGAGATGCTTCTTTTGTGTTTGACTGGCAACCGCCGCAGCGTATCGTTGACCTGCTCAAGCATTGGGAAGAGAATGGCGATACGCTTCGCTTCATGGTGACTGAGCTTTCGGTGAACGCAGACGTGTTCATCGAATCGTTTGTCTATGAATACTACGGCGTGGACAGCGTGACCTACACGCTCAACCTCTCCGTCCGGCGTGATCTACTGATCTCTACCGTACCGACGCAGACATCGGTTCCGAATACTGCGAACACCGGTGCGGAAAGCTCCGGCACAACCTACGGCACGGTCACATTGAAGAACACGTCGAGTTACCTTAACGTGCGCCAGAAAGCATCCACCGGCTCTAAATCTATCGGCAGGCTGAACCACGGTGCGCGTGTCGAGATCCTGCAAAAGTCGGGAAACTGGTACATCATCCCGTATTCCAGCGGCATTGACGGAAAGGCGTATGTGTACGGCAGCTATGTGACTGTTGGCTCTCAGACCACCACGGCGGGTAGCACGGCAGGTAGTTCTGGCAGCAGCTCCTCTGGCAGCAAATCCACGAGCAGCGGTTCTGGAAAATCCAGCGGCGGCACCTACACGGTGAAGTCTGGCGACAGCTTGTATTCCATTGCCAAGAAAAAACTCGGCAGCGGCAGCAGATACCCGGAAATCTACGCTCTGAACAAATCGGCCATCGACAAGCGCAATGCGGGCAAGTCGGTGAGCAAGTACACTATCTATGCAGGACAAGTGTTCAAGTTGCCTGCAAAGTAACGGGAGGTGAGTACGGATGGCTACGTTCGATCTGTCGAAAGTCCAGTATTATGTTATTGCTCTCATGGCCGATGGGCAGCAGCTCAGACTGGACGAAGTGGCAGAGAATATCGCATGGGAAGAGAATGAGAGCGAGCTTGCTATCCGGCTCAACCTCACCCTGCGCGACATCGAATTGAACGGTGGGCGCTTGGCAGATACGCTTGCTCTGTGTACGGTGGTTTATCTGTACGCCGATTGGGGCGAAGGCCAGCAGGAGATCTTCCGTGGGATGATATGGGAGTGGCAGCACTCGCAGATTCACGACGACGAGATCATCGTCACCTGCTACGACCTGCTGTTTTACTTGCAGAAATCCAAGGACTATATGTACTTCGCCAAGGGTAAGTCCACAAAGTCCATCATCAGCAACATCCTGTCCACATGGGCAATCACTCTCGGCGGGTACGACGGCCCGAACGTCGCCCACGAAAAGATCACCTACAAGAGCAAGACCATAGCCAGTATGCTTCTTGAGACGCTGGATGATGCGAAGAAGATGGGCGGCGGCAAGGCGTTCATTCGTGCTGTGAAGGGTGCGGTCTACGTCGTTGCCTATGGAACAAACAGTCCGATCTACCACTTTTCTGCCGAAACAAACCTGACACAGACCAGCGATAAGTTCAGCATGGTCAACCTTGTTACCCGCGTCCTGATTATGGGCAAGGAGGACGAGGACGGTCGCCCGCCTGTCGAAACATCCATCACGGGCCGTACCGAGTACGGCATCTTGCAGGACATCACCACGATGGGCAGCTTGACGCTGGAAGAGGCAAAGGCCAAGGCTCAGGACATTCTCGACGAAAAAGGCGACCCGAAACGCACGATCAAGTTATCCTCCCCGGATTTCCCTGCCGTGCGAAAGGGTGATTTGATCTATGTAACGACCGACCGGCTACTGGGGTATTTCCACGTCAAGGGAATTTCCCACAACGCCACCGCGATGACGATGCAGATGGAGGTGGAGCCTGCGTGAGCAAGGGTGATAATTCCCCCGGCATGAGCCACCTTGCGGGAATCATGGTCGGTATCGCACGAGATGCAAGCAACACATCGCTGGTTCTTGACTTCGGTGTTATCCAAGGCGACGGCTCCCTGCTGACCAACACATACCCGATTGCAATTCCAGCTACGGACTATCTGGTTTGCCGTGGATGCGTTCTGCCAAATACGGAAAAGATTGATTCCGAATATACCACGGCAATCAATAAATCCCACAGGCACAAGTTCGATGATGAATTGGAGCTTGAAGGCGAAACGGACGTGATGGGTAGCCTCGACCCGCATAAGCACCTTGTCAAAGTGCCTATGTTGGACATCTTCACAGAGTACGCTGCCGTAAAGCAAGAAGCACATAACCACGTCGTAGACATTGCCCGTCCTTCTCAGCGCTGCCTGAGAGCTGGCGACCGCGTGCTGGTTGCGTGGGTATACAATGACGCGGTTGTCATCGACATCATCAAGTCCGCGTCGGAAATCTTTGGAATAGGAGATGGCGGCTATGGCTAATATGCTCTACCCGGTATTCGAGATACCGAGCTTGCGGCCTATCAGCACCGACGAGGAGCAGACGTACAAGCCTGCCCCTCTTTTTGATTTTGAGGCTGGCGACTTTGTGCGTGATGGTGCAAACCGCGTTGTCATGGCTGATGGCTACGAGGCTTACAAAGCATGGGTGTTAAAGGTGTTAAAGACGCAGGAAGGCGCTTGCCTGAGCTACATTAACACCGGCATAGACCAAGAGGGCGCGTTGGCTGAGGTGAACCGTGAAGCCGTAGAATCAGCCTTTGAGCGCACGATCACGGACGCGCTGCTTCGTAACGTATGCACAGAGCGCGTCTATGATTTTGAATTTTCGTGGGATGTCAACGTCCTCAGCATCAGCTTCAATGTGAAGCCGAAGTCATGGGCAGCGTTCGATGTCCTGATGAATGTAGTTGAGTAAGCAGGAGGTGACAGCATTATGGAACAGGGTACTACCTACACGCCGCCGATGATTCTGACCGACGTGGACGACGACATCATCCATGCGCGGATGCTTGAAGCGTTGCCGAACGACATCGACAAAACGGAAGGCGGCTTTGCGCATGACTTCACCAGACCGGCTGCGCTTGAAAAGGCCGAGATGATGATTGCAGTCAACGATGCTGTGCAGGTGTTCTTCCCGGCATGGTCCTATGGCGGCTATCTGGATAAGCTGGCTGGCTCCGTAGGACTGAGCAGAAAAGCTGCGCAGCCTGCCGAAACATACCTTGAGATCACCGGCACCGAAGGCACGATTGTCCCGGCTGGATTCATCTTCGCCACGCCCAAGTCAGGCGACATCGCAAGTATCGAATTTACAGTCGTCGAAAGCGCCACCATCAGCGCTGAAGGAAAGGCGACCGTGCTTGTTCGCTGCACGGAAACAGGCTTGATCGGCAATGTTCCGGAGAACAGCATCACGCTGATGTCCTCCCCAATGAAGGGCATAACCACGATCAGGAATCCTGCCGCTGCAACTGGCGGCATTGAGACTGAGGATGACGAATCTCTCCGCGCCCGCATCGAGGAGCGCGAGAAGAACAACGAATCCTCGTTCGTCGGCAATGACAGCGACTATAAGCGCTGGGCCAAGGAGGTTGATGGTGTCGGCTCCGTGGTTGTTGTCCCGGAATGGATGGGCAAAGGCTCTGGCACGGTGAAGCTCATTGTCATGGACGCGAACGGTATGCCTGCCAATGATACCATCCTCAAGGCTGTGTACGATCACATCATCAGCCCGGACAACCGGGATTATCGACTTGCCCCGATTGGGGCGATTTTGACCGTTACCACGGCTGAGGCGGTCGGTCTGACCTTCAGCGCGACGATCCTGCTCGAAGAGGATGCCGTGATTGATGATGTCGTAAAGGCGTATCGCACAAACCTGCTGGCCTACTTCGAGGAGGCCAAGGCCGAAAGCTGCATCCGATATACCCGTGTGTGCAGCGTTTTGTCCGAAACGAAGGGCGTGTTGGACTACTCCAATATGCTGCTGAACGGAGCAACGGCCAATATCGCAATCACGGCGGATGACTACCCGACCATTGCGACGGTCGCTCTCACGGAGGCGAGCTGATATGAACGAGACCTTGAGAGATAAGATCATCAGCAGCCAATCTGCTGACAGGATGCTCGGTCGCGTTTCGCCCATCTACAACAACAGCTACGTCGGCCTGTGGATATTCGAGGCAATCGGCAGAGAGTACGACGGAATGTGGGACATCGTGAACTCCCTGCCCGATCAGCTCTTTCCGCAGAGCGTAACGTGGGCGATTGAGCTGTGGGAGCATCGCTACGGCATCACGCCAAGCTCCGCGCAGACGCTCGAAGAACGGCGGCAGGCCATCATCGCTGCAAGAAGCGTCCCGGCCCCGTTCCTGCCTTCTACGCTCGAAAGGTATATCTATAACCTGACTGGCAGAGAAACGCGGGTTACGGACCATGTAAGCGACTTTACCTTCGGTATCGAGGTTGTCAACTCGGAAGGTATGCGTGGTTCCGATCTCAAGGAGATCATGGCTTACATTAACCGCCACAAGCCGAGCCACATGTCCTACGACCTGCTTTTCCAAAGTGAAGCGCAGATCACTATCGGCATTGAGACAGGATATTGGAAATTCCCGTACCACATGACGGGCATGGCGAAGGCCGGTCAGATCCCGGAAGCAAGTACGATCTTCCACGAGGACGAGAGCGATGTGCTTGTCGCTCCGTCGCCTGTGGCATATCGCTTTCCTTACACTCTGGCTGGTACTGTGCCTGAAGTAAACAACGCCGCTTCGGTCATCAACGCAGACGTTGATGTTGACGCTGAAGCGGCTGGTTTCCTGTTTGCCTATGGGATGGCTGGCGAGGATTCTGCCGGAACTCAGCCGGAGTACGTTCTCACGAGCGGAGCCGAAGCATCCTCCATCCGGGCATCCCCTTCAGGGGAAGCGTTCGGAATTTCCTACCGTATGTGCGGTGCGGCAACTGCTGGCACCAACACTCTGTAACCAAGGAAGGAGCAAAGAGCAATGCTGACTACCACCGCGCTGACCGCCTTGAAAAATTGCTTCACGGACAACATCGCGTTCGCAAAGTTCAAGGTTGGCAGCACCTACCATCAGGTCCCCATCCAGAGCGCGGAGATCCTGTCTGATGGCCGCGTGGCGATTACCTTCTTGATCGACCACACCATCAGCGGCAATATCACCGTCACCGAAGTGCAGCTCTACGACCACAGCAGCCGCCTGTGGGCGAGCAAGGTCGAAAACATCACCCGCAAGGCTACTCAGGAAGGCATCCTGTACCGCTTTGCGTTCACCATCACCGAGAGCTGAGAAGGGAGGAAAACGCTATGGCACACAAAAGGACGAAATGGGTAGATCACGTCGTCGAAAGGCCGAATACCTACAAGGAAACGGCAAACGGCGACGGAACCATCACCCACGAGGATGCTTCTGGCGAGGTTATCCAGCAGGGTACGCCGATCTCGGCAACCAACCTCAATAAGCTCGAAGAAGCATTGCAGCACTACGCCGTCGCCTACGATATGCTGTTCACCATCACTCAGGCGCAGATTCGCGCTCAGGCGAAGCAGATCAGCAACCTCGAAGCGGCGACCGCTGCCATGACTACCTGATAAGGAGGATGTCCTATGAGCGAACTTAACAGAACCCCGGAAACCAGCATGACCGACGAGGAGATCGCCGAGCTGGAAAAGCAGCGCGAAGCGGCGAAGGAAGCCCGCCTCGCACCCTTCAAAGCCCTGCGCCAGAGAATGGACGCGGGGCTTCGTTATGCTGTTGCCAACGACGGTGTGACCGACGAAGAGCTGTTGTCTATGTCTGCGGCTACGCCTGAATGGAAACCCGGCCTGAGCCTTGCTGTGGGTGATACCATCATGTACGGCGGCAGCATGTTCGTCGTCGTGCAGGCCCATACCACGCAGGCGGGTTGGGAACCCGGCACGGCAACGCAGGCGTTGTACCGTCGTGTGCAGCCTGAAGGCAGTACCGAATGGCAGCCTGACACCGACTATGCCACCGGCGCAGAATGTACCTACGAGGGCAACGCCTACACCTGTTTGCAGGGTCATACCTCACAGACAGGCTGGGAACCCCCGCACGTCCCTGCTCTGTGGCAGCTCAAGACTGAGTAACAGGAGGATAAAGCACCATGACCAATTCGCCTCTTGAACTGCTTGCCCGTCAGTATGGCAACGTGGTTCAGTACGATGCTGACGGGAACCCCAGCATCTTCTGCAAGTTCCCGAAGATGAAGTCCAGCGATCTCGATGCCTCGCTGCCGGACCATACGCACCCTGCGTTCGTCATCAACGGCAAGGAAGAGGACAACATCCTGATCGGCAAGTATATGTCCGTTGAGCTGGAAAGCGGTGGCACTCAGTATTCCCTGCCGAATATGCCCCCGCGTGTTTCGATGAACCACGACACCTTCCTTCAGAAGATGCGGGCGTTCGGTAACGGCGCGAGTGGCATCACCATTGCCGATCATGG